ATCCGATATCTGCTTCACCAGAAAGTACAGCAGTCATCGTTTTGTCGGCTCCAAATGGGGCTAAACACTTAGTACAAAACAGATTATAAAAAATCTACAGCTTTAATCGTATTGTCATCATTTAGGTAAATCTCCTGTATTGTGGATCGCCAAAAAGAACGCCTGTTTTCGAGCAAAAGAGAGTTGTACATCTGCCGAAAATCAGTTTGCAGCAATTCTTCTATGTATCGTGTATTGCGAGCTTCTTCTTTTTGTTGGCATGGGTTGGAAGAGTGCACGTATTCTTCTTCTAGCCGGTTGTATTCCGTATCGTAATATTCAAAAGAGATCCGCCCCTTTTGAAATAACAAATTTAATCGTTCCATTTCTTTTCTAAGCTTTTTCGGATCTTTCGCTTTCTTTTGCTTTTTTAACTCTTCGCTGATCTGGTTGGTGCGGACCTTATACTTTTCGTACTCTCTTTCAAGATTTTCGAGCAGATATTTTTCGATAAGGTTCTGGCTTACCCTATGCCTATACGTGCAAATATGATCAATAAGCGCTCTGTTGCAACGGTAGTAGCAGTATGTTCTTTTTTCTCCGGTTTTACGGTTGATAATTGATGAGCATCCGGTGCCAACTAATTTCTGTCCGCACACAGGACAGCGCATCAAACCTGTAAATAGGTATATTCTACCAGACGGCGTGTTTTTAATATTTCTTTTCGATATAGTTTGCATCTCATCCCATTCTTTTTCTGACAGGTATGCTGGACAATAAGGGTATCCTCTGTACGTCCCTTTATAAAATTCGCTGGATAACATCGTCCGTAACATGCCATAGCTAAAATCAATTCCATAGGTTTCCTGCATGTACCGGATAGCGCCCTTCTTGGAGTTATGATTTCTAAAATATTCAAAAAAATCTTCCACCATGTGTTCTGTTTCCGAATCTTTAACCATGCATTTCTTTCCATCTACAACACCTGTTTTATAACCAAAAGGCATATTTGCATCTCCAAATATTAGCTTTTTCTGTCTTATAGATGCTTCATTCACAAATTTAATTCGCTCGGATGTGGTGTCTACTTCGTTTTGACCGATCGACAGCACTACATTTAACTGCAATCGTCCGTCTCTGGTCTCCATGTTTATTCCTGGCTCGGAAACCGAGATCCAACGCACTCCATGCTCATCAAGTACATCCTGGACCTTATAGAAATCTGACAGATTTCGAAACCATCTGTCGAGTCTCCAGAAAATTATCACATCAATTTTATCCCTTTTTACGTCCTCTACAAGAGCGTGTATGGCTTTTCTTTTCTTCAATTCTTTTCTGGCAGTCTTTCCCTCGTCCGCATAGACACCTACTATAGACATATTGTTGTCTGTTGCGTATTGCTCCAGGCATTCTTTCTGTGCTTGCAGAGACTTGCCATGTACGCTCTGCTCAAATGTGGAGACGCGGATGTATATGGCACACCGCAGTATTTTTTCTGGCATTTGCATCACTCTCCTTTTGTAAAATATATTTAAAATTGGTACAAAAATAACAGCCAGCGCAAAACATATGTTCCGCTTGCGTGACTGCCCCGAAGATGATACAATATTCGTGGATTTCAATCGCATATCTTCGGATATGTATACCGTCTCTGTTGGCGCAGGGGCGGTTTTTATTTTATTGTGGTGGATGGCAAATGCCGCACGGTTCATAAACTCCGCGTACCTCAGACAGATGTTTTTCTATCTTAGATTTCAAAGTTCTGCATCCAGCACTATGATACTTTGCCCCAGTGTTTGTTATATACACGATAGGATCATCTTGGCTTTGCTGTGCAGCCTGCTCTTGTGCTGCTTGCGCTGCAGCTTGCTCTTGTGCAATCCTTTCTTGTTCAGCAGCCTGTTCTTGCTCAATACGCGCCTGTTCAGCTGCTTGAGCTTCCTGTTCCAACCTAATCCGTTCTTCTTCCTCGGCTTTTATTCTCGCTTCTTCTTCCGGATCTATAACGGTAATAGTTTTCGCACTGCTTTTAACTTCTCCATTCGCCGTAAAAAATAGTGATGCATTCCCAGAACCCGTAAATGTAATGACGGCTTTTCCGTCCTTATATTCGAGATCTGCGATATTATTTTCGGATAATTCCAAACTTTCGATTTTTGCGTCCGACGGGCTTGGAGTAATTTTCACCTCCGTTACATCTCCGATATTAAATTCTTCTTTCCCCCACTCTGCAGATATAGAGTTCAATTCAGATGGAGATCCAAGCCATATAAAGATAATTAGAGATGTTGCAAACACAATCGAGCATATCACAGTATTCCTGATCCTGTATGGCCGGAATTTTTTGGATACAACACAGTATATCAATACCGGTATGGCTGGTATCCATAAAAAAGAATACACTACAAGTGCAATAGAGAGCATTATCAGCAAGGCAATAACACTAAGACATCCACCACCACTTTTATTCGATGCTTTACTCATTGTTTTCCCCTTGTTTTCTTTAGTTTTTCCGTTTTTGGTTTCTGTGTAATACAGTCCGCTCCCTGGAATTCCAAAGCTTTTTGTCCGTTTTCCGTCAGAATTAACAGTGTAGTGTATTCCTTTTCCGCCAAACGTGAAGCTATGGCTATTCTTGTTAAGATTAAACTTTATACCGGGAGCAATTTTAAAACTTTTTCTAAAACGAAATCCCATTCCTTTCTTAATTCACCTTCTTCTTCTCTCCTGTACTTTTCCCACAATTTATATATAAACGCCGAAGCGGTTATATCATTACCATTATTTACCTGTAGTTTCCAGTTTTGGAATATACTACAATAATTACATTATGAAGATACTGCTCGATAAGATCATGTTTAATAAAAATCTATCAGTTCGGCAAGTATCGATATTAACAGGGATACCAAAATCCACGATCAGCCGTATCGCAAATGGTGCAGTATCGCCATCCGCAGACACGCTGGAAATACTTGCCAAGGGCTTAAAAGTTCGAATTTCCGACCTTATCGACTCTCCATACAAATAAGTGTCCCAGATCTGGGACGATTGTCCATTTTCGCGTAAGTTTCCCGAATTTTAACTGTTTATTTAATAGAGGGCAAAAACATTGCCACAAAATAACAGAACAAATGTTCGAACAAAATATTGATTTTTGTTCCCTGAGATAGTATTATATGTTCAGGGATTTCGAACAAGTGTTTTTGCAGTTAGGGGGATCGCGAAATGGATTACAAAAACAAGATTATCGAACTTATCAACGGTATAAGTAATACTGCAAAATTAGAGTATCTTTATTACGTGATAAGATCGTTTCTTAAAGGGTAGGCTATTGCTTACCCTTTTTAGAAAGCGATTCGATAAGATGCTTTATGGCTTCCTTGTCGGATTCATCTAAAGAATAGTAACAAGATATCATATTGATAATCTCTTGATCTTTCATTATTCGTCCAACTAATGTTCCACTTTCTTCTCTGGAATAATTTCCAAAAAAGTCGTTTGGTATCATTTCCAGCACTTCACATAATCTTTCTATAGTATCAGCGTCTGGTTTATTCTTATTATTTTCCCAATCGCTTATTGAATTATGTTTTGCACCTATTAAATTCGCAAGTTCTTTTTGAGTCATGTTTTTCTTTTTTCTGTATTCCTTTATTTTCTCTCCTAAACTCATTATGCTTCCTCCTTGCATTTTCTATATTAACACATAGAAATTATATTTTCAACAAAAAAAGTTCGAAAAAATCGAAATTTTAGTGTTGACATTCGAATATTTCGAAGTTATAATGAAATTAGTTCGAACGAATCGAAAAATGAAAGAGGTGATTACGGAATGTGTGTAGGTGAAAGAATTAAAGCTTACATGGACGAAAAGGGAATTAAGCAGGTTTTTGTATCACGAAAAACAGGGATACCAAAAGAAAAACTTTGTTCATCATTAAATGGAAATAGGAAATTGCAATTTGAAGAATACGAGCTGATCTGTGGAGCGTTAGATGTAAATACGGACAAGTTTATTAAACCGAAGAAATTGTAAAGGAGAACAAAATGAACAATTTAACAGTATTTGAACAAAACGGTCAGCTACTCACCGACAGTAGAGAGGTAGCAATGATGGTAGGAAAAGACCATGCAAAACTCTTAAGAGATATCAAAGGATATGTCAAACATCTTACTGAAGCCAATTTTGGATTGAGTGAATATTTCATTGAATCAGAGTACAAAGACAGTACCGGAAGAACACTTCCATGTTACCTCTGCACAAAGAAAGGATGCGACATGATCGCCAACAAAATGACCGGAAAGAAAGGTGTCATTTTCACAGCTACATATATCGAAGCATTTGAGAAGATGAAAGATTTCATTGAAAAAGGAACGCAGTACGTAGGCATTCCGTTAAAAGAACAGGTGGAATCGCTGGAAGTAGTAGCAAGTATGCTGAGAATGAACGATGCGAGCAAGTTGCTGATGCTGAAAGGCTTCTACGATTCTTACCATATTCCAACAGGGTTCTTACCGAATTATGAGTTTAACGGCAATCGGGAAATGAAGTCACTCACAGCACTGTTGAAAGAAAACAATCTCGGAATCAGTGCGGTACAGTTCAATAAGAAACTTCTATCTTCCGGAATCTTGGAAGAAAAGGAACGCCAGTCAAGTAAGGGAAGAGTGAAGAAGTTCAAATCACTGACAGAGAAAGGTTTGAAATACGGTGAAAATGCAGTCAGTCCTCATAATCAGAAAGAAGTGCAGCCGTTGTATTACAGTGACACGTTTAATGAACTGTTTGATATGGTGATGACTAACTAGGCCGGTTCCAAGCCCGGATTAAGAAATGCAGAGGACAGAATATAAGAAAGGAGGAAAATGATATGTGGATTTCACGATGGTATTGGGAATCTCAAATAAGGCAGAGAGATGAGCTGGAAAGAAGAGTGAAGAGATTGGAACTTATTGTGTTGAAAGATGCGGAAAGCAAAATTGCCAACCTCAAAGATAAAGAGGTTGGCACGATAAAGAATGACGGAATATCAACTATTGAGGAAGTCGTTAATCAAAAATTTAACTCGGTTTGATTTCTCTTCAACAAGATTAAATAAGCGAGTTAATTGAATGTGATCATCAGTGATAGAGCTGTTTGTAATTTCGGTGGAGAAATGACTGCTATCATCCTGCATACGTAAAGAAAATAGGCATTTATCTGGCGGAATAGGACAAGGAATATTTTTATTATCGCGATAAGTGAGTAGCAAAATGCAACCATTTTTATATTTGGAAAAATAGCTGTAACGATTATCCAATTCGTGAAAGTCATTAGAAGAATAAAACGGACAATTTTCTTCAATTGAAGTTGGCTTGCACAGATTAACCTTTTTGTCGATTACAGACCAATAAAGTTGTTCTGAATGTGTTTTCTCGAAAACTTTTTCGATAAATGTAGATATTTTTTCTCTTTCCATTTGTTTACTCCTTTTTATTTAAGCGTGCTATTAAAAAGTTGAGATCTTGCCGTATTTTTCTTTTGCTAGACTCGGTTATTTCGGATTTCAGAAGATGCAAACATCTATATAAATGGAATGAACAACGAATCGAAGATATTAACGAGTATTTTATTTGAAATTCGTATATTTTGCTCTGCAATTTATCTTGGATGCTTAATGTAAACAATCCGTCGTCCCAAATGTTTTGCCGCAACGCAATGAGGGCATAGAGCAACTCTTCTCGTTCATTTTTGTAAGATTCTCTCTGACTTTCGGCTTTTGCGTAAACTTTTTTCAGAATACCGATAGATAAGAAAAAGCTTATAAATCCTAGGATGTCGCATATTCGACTAAAAGTAGTCCAAAACATAATTATGGTAAACCTCCTTTAAATGGATTTTACCATGTTGCAACAAATAAAACAATCCCGCCACGGAGGTTACGACGGCAATGAAAGAATAGGAGGTAAAAGGTATTGAACAAATTGCAGCAAAAATTAGATAGCCGAGAAGTGGCTGAAATGGTTGGAAAGGAACACAAGAACATCATCAGAGACATAAGAGGGTATTTAGAAGAATTTTCACAGCTCAATTTTGAGCCGTCAGATTTCTTCCGTGAATCTACATATAAGCGTCGCGGAAAAGAATACCCGTGCTATTTAATCACAAAAGAGGGCTGCGAATTTATCGCCCACAAACTCACAGGAGTCAAAGGGACGGAGTTCACAGCAAAATACATCAAACGGTTTCATGAGATGGAAAATATCATCAAAGAGCACGTTCCGCAGGGTAAAGAACTTCTTGCACTGGCAGTTCTGGAAGCGCAGAAGACCATTGAAGAGCAGACAGCACAGATTGAGGAAATGAAGCCGCACGCAGTGCTTGGACAGGCTATTACAACAGCTAACACTTCTATTCTTGTCGGCGATTTGGCTAAAATCTTGCGTCAGAATGGTGTAAATATTGGAGCGCAGAGATTGTTTGGTTGGATGCGTGAAAACGGATATCTGATTAAGAGAAAAGGAACAGACTGGAACTTACCAACACAGAGAAGCATGGACATGGGATTGTTTGAGATTAAAGAATCCGTACATATCGATGGAAACGGGTTCAATAAGATTAACCGCACGCCAAAAGTGACAGGTAAAGGGCAACAGTATTTTGTAAATAAGTTTTTAAACGCAGCATAAGGAGGTACGCATGAGCGATAAAGATAAAAAAGAAATTGCAGAAATGGTAAGAAAGGCAAAGCATCTGGCAGAAAATGATCCGCAGGGATTTATGCTCGCTAAAAATAGTATAGATATTTTAAAGGCGAGATCTGACATGGATGCAGTAGATGAAAAAGAGAATAACTAGGACAACATATCTCGGACAATCCATCCAGCATACATAGTAGAGAGGTGATTTTATGAAGCCAGATATGGAAAAAATCATACAAGTGTTGATATCTCTTATCGAAGAACAGGAACATGTGAAAATTGATTACACACTCGAAAAGAGGACAGAAGAGGAAACCGCCTAGGCGGTAGAAGGGAGGACAAGCTATGAAAAGGCTAACAGTAAACAAGATCGAGAAATTTATCCAGACACTGGAATCCACAGAAAGGTTTGGTTGGTATTCTGAGGAGCAAAAGTTGCACGCAATCGCCTGTTTAAACAATTACTGCAGGGAACTGGAGTATCAAGGAAGAAAATCCGTGAAATTAAAGGAGGAAGAACATGGAAATTAAAGGAACTTATCATTGCCAGACTACTCAACAGCCCAACGCTTTAAACAGTTGGGATATCCGGTCAGTCTCCGTAGAGCTGCCAGAAGAAAAGGACAAGCCTTACTGGATCAGAGCTGGAGTGGCAGTGATCGGGTTTATCTTGGTGCTACTGGCGTGGTACCTGGTGTTTGGGTATTAAAAAAGAGTGCTGTCACAGGGCGGCAACCCTCGAGCACTCAGGAAAAAATAAATCAGTTAAAGTATAGAGAAAATTTGAGGAAAAGTCAAATGATTACAAAAACAATACTTAGCAACCATGAAGAATGGCTTAAAAATAGAAAAAATGGAATCGGCGGTTCTGAAATTGCCGCTGTAATCGGGAAGAATCCATACATGACAAATGTAGAGTTGTGGGAGTTGAAAACAGGGAGAAAAGAAGCGAAAGACATTTCGAATCTTCCCTATATTAAATACGGTACACAGGCAGAGCCATTATTAAGAGAACTCTTTCGGCTGGACTTCCCAGAATACCAAGTGAGATATGAGGAAAACAACAGTTTTCGCAATGATAAATATCCCTGGGCGCAGGCTTCAGTAGATGGTTGGCTTTTTGATGGAGATGGGAGACTTGGAATCTGGGAATGTAAGACAACGAACATTCTGAATAGCACAATGCGAAAAAAATGGGATGATAGAATCCCGGATAATTATTATTGTCAATGCTTGCTATATATGGCAGTTCTGGAGGCTGATTTTTGCGAAGTAAAAGCGCAGTTAAAAAGTGAATATGATGGCAAGGTATCTTTTCTAACAAAACATTACCATTTCGAGAGAGAAGAAAAAGTTGTGAAAGAAGACATGGAATACCTGATGAAAGAAGGAAAACGATTCTGGGGATACGTGGAGCGAGATGAATGCCCGCCGCTTATCCTTCCGGATGTAATAAGAAGATAAAGGAGAGAAAAACATGGAATTAAGAGTCAATGAAGTGAAAATGCCGGAGAAAATTACATTTAATTATGAAGAATTAAGGTCAGAAATACAAGAAATAGTAGAAGACCACAGTAATTTAGTGTACACCGGAGAGCAAATTAAGGATGCTAAATCAGATAAAGCAAGCTTAAATAAGCTGAAAAAAGCCTTAAATGACGAAAGAATAAGACTGGAAAAGGCTTATTTAGAGCCATTTAACGAATTTAAGACTCAAATTAACGCCTTAATTAAGCTTATTAATGATCCTATTAACCTTATCGACAAGCAAATTAAGGAATTTGAAGAGTACGAGAAGCAGGAAAAACGGAAGCAAATCGAGGAACTTTGGAACAGTAAATCGACACCGTTTGAAATTTCTTTGGAACGTATTTTTGACAGTAGATGGTTAAACAAAACAACATCCATGAGGTCCATCGAAGATGTTATGAACGCATTTATCACAAGCGTGGAGAAAGATGTGGATACGCTTTCGAAATTACCGGAATTTGGCTTTGAAGCATTAGAAGTCTATAAATCAACTCTGGATATCAACAGGGCGTTAAGCGAAGGACAGCGACTTGCAGAAATCCAGAAGAAAAAAGCAGAACATGAAGCAGAGCAGGCAAGATTGAAAGCAGAGAAGGAAGCGAAAAAGGCAGCAGAGTTCCAGGAGAAAGAAGATGATCTTCCCGGACAGATTGGATTTACAGATGCAAAATCTTTTGAAGAATGCATGAATCCTCCTGTTGCAAAACAAAATGAAGTCGTTTCTTCGGCAGGTGTGAAAGAATTTCCAGTCTGGATTGCATTTAAAGCATTGCTAACAACAGCAGATGCACTTGCACTGAAGGAATTCTTTGATAGCAGAAATATTGAATTTAAACCATTATAAGAAAGAGAGGATATAAAAAATGGCAGTAGAAAATAGCTTAACAGCAAGAAAAAGCACAGGAATCGCAGCATATTTAACACAGGAAGCAGTTAAAAACCAGATCAACAATGTGATCGGTGGAAAGAGCGGACAGAGATTTATTTCCGCAATTGTATCGGCTGTAAATAACAATGCAGCATTGCAGGAATGCACGAATCAATCAATCCTTTCCGGTGCGTTGCTTGGGGAATCGCTGAACCTTTCACCGTCTCCGCAGCTTGGACAATACTACCTTGTACCGTTCAACGACAGAAACAAAGGTAAGGTGGCGCAGTTTCAGCTTGGATACAAAGGGTATATCCAGCTTGCTATCCGTTCCGGACAGTACAAAAAACTGAATGTACTGGCGATCAAAGAGGGCGAGCTTGTTCGTTTTGATCCTTTGAATGAAGAGATTGAGGTACATCTGATTGAGGATGAAGAAGCAAGAGAACAGGCTGAAACCATTGGATATTATGCAATGTTTGAGTATACGAATGGGTTTAAAAAGGCGATCTATTGGAGCAAAAAGAAAATGGAAGCCCATGCATTAAAGTATTCCAAAGGATATCAGGCGAAAAAGGGGTACACGTTCTGGGAAAAGGACTTTGACGGAATGGCATATAAAACTATGCTGCGTCAGCTAATCTCTAAATGGGGAATCATGTCTATCGATATGATGTCGGCAATGGATGCAGATATGGCAGTGATAAACGATGACGGAACAAAAACATACGTCGATAACGATAGCGATGCGGAGATTATTGACATGGAACAGTCGCAGGAAGAAAAAACTGAATCTTCCGAAAGAGGACAGAGCGCAGCAGCGGCGTTGTTTGGAAATTAAGAGGTGAATTGATATGAATAAAATTATTTTATGCGGAAGACTGACAGCAGATGCGGAAATGAAATGCACAAATGACGGGAAAGTGGTGTCAAGGTTCAACTTTGCCGTAAACCGCAGATTTAAGAGAGACGGAGATTCAGAAGCTGACTTTTTCCAGTGTGTAGCATTCGGAAAGATTGCGGAAACATTTGAAAAATGCAATGTGGGGAAAGGGACAAAGTTGCTGATCGAAGGAGAAATGAGAAACAACAACTATGAAAGAGACGGCGTGAGGCATTACGGGATGCAGTTGATCGTGAATAGTTTTGAGTTCTGCGAAAGCAAGGGAAGCAGCGGACAGTCTGCTCCGCAATATGGACAGCCGGATTCTGACGGATTCCAAAACGTTCCGGATGGAATTGATGAAGAACTTCCGTTCATGTAGGGCGATCACATGAAGAAAACAAGAGAATGCATACATTGCGAGAGATTTTGGGAGTGCAAAGGCAAGGAAAAGGATGAACCTTGCCTGCACTACAAAGAAAGGAAATGGAATGGCAGTAAATAGTAAAAAGAAAGGCGCAAGATTTGAACGGGAATTAGCTGGTATCTTCCGTGATTATGGATATAAAGAAGCACACAGAACAGCGCAATACTGTGGAAATACAGGTGATGCTTCAGACGTAGTTGGTCTCCCCTTAATTCATGTGGAAGCGAAACATCAAGAGCAGATGCGACTTTATGACTGGATGGATCAAGCAAAGAGAGATGCCGCAGCGAATAGAACAGGAAATCTTCCCGCTGTATTCCATAAGAAAAACAATCATAAAATCCTTGTTACGATGGAACTGGATGATTGGATGCAAATATACTGCGAATACCAATCTGGAATGCAGATAGATACAGAAAGGCTGTGATTTAATGTCAAAACGATACTACTGGCTTAAGCTACAGAAAGATTTTTTTACACAGCCCAAAATTAAAAAGTTACGGAAAATTGCTGGTGGTGATACATATACCATTATCTATTTAAAAATGCAGCTACTGAGTTTAAACAATGGTGGAAAGCTGTTTTTTGAGGGGATTGAAGAGAATTTTCCGGAAGAAATTGCCCTGACAATAGACGAAGATCCAGACAATGTGAAAGTAACTGTACAATACCTACTGTCTCAAGGACTTATTGAGCCCTGTTCCGAAACAGAATTTTTAATGACGGAAACACAGTCTTTAATCTGCTCGGAATCGGAATCAGCGGAGCGTGTTAGGGCATCAAGAAAAAATAAGGCGTTACAATGTAACACGAATGTAACAGAGTGTAACAACAATGTACAGAAGTGTAACACAGATATAGATATAGAGTTAGATAATAGAGATAGAGTAAGAGATAAGACTGATAGCAAAATAAGCTATCAGCTGATCGCCGACACATTTAATGATATCTGTAAGAGTTTTGATAGAGTCGAGCGGATTTCCGATAGCAGGAAGGAAGATATTGATGCAGCCTGTAAGAAATTCAGCTTTAGCCAGATCAGAACCGCATTTATAAAAGCGGAGAACAGCAAATTCCTGAAAGGTAAAGAAAGCAAAGGGGATTATAAATTCAATGCGAATTTTAACTGGATCATAAAAGAGCAGAACTTAAAAAAGATTTTAGAAGGTAAATTTGATAATGAACCGGAAGGATCGGAAAAGAAGAAAAAACAATCAAAACCGCCAGTAAGCAGAAACTTAAATAACTTCGAACGCAGAGGATACGACATGGACTCTCTGGAAGAGCAGTTGTTGAAGTCAAATTAAGGAGGAGCAAAATGAAAGAAGAATTATTTAAAATGGCACAGGAGTGCCTTTCCGAGGAAGAAGTAAAGGAAATCCTCAGAAATAAATTCAAGGAATCAATAGAATCGGCAATAGAAAAAACGTTTAGATGGGGAAAAGTAGAAAGTGCACTGAAGAAAAAAATAGAAGAAGTCATGGTGCCGTACATAGAGAAGTATGATTTTTCGGAATACCTTCCAAAGTTGGATACGGTGCTTACTGAAATTGTAAATTCTGATGCTTGCATTGAGAATAAAAAGATTCTGGAGAATTTTAAGGATTTATCAATCAAGCAGGAAGAAAAAGAGATTAAAGTCACGGATCTGTTTGAAGCATGGATTAAAATGTGCGAGAAGAAGATCAGTACAACTGGCCTGGAAGTGGAGTTTGACGATGGACCATACTACGAATCGGTCGGATGCGAGATGCGAATAGAAGAGAGTGAAAGACCTGTTTGGAGTTCTGTGCATAGGGCGGTGATTGTTTTCGAAAACGATCATGATGAAGAATTAAACATCGAGATTCCGATATCAAAATGGGATTTTGAAAAAGAGCATACACTTGATAATTTAGGATGTGTGAATATCCAGTCTCTTCGATATCTCGGGGAATTTGACATGTTGTTAATGAGATTGCAAAGAGCGGGAACGAAAATCATCATAAACGAAATGGAAGCAGATGGAGAAATATGTCCAGAGGAAGAGCCGGAAGTAAGTTTCAGTTAGGAGGCAAACATGAACAGAAAAAGATACGGTTTTAGAGTCTATAGGAAACAGTCTACCGGATTGAGACACGGAAATATGGATTTGTTTACGCGCGGCAGTACAAAGCGGAAGAGAAAGAACAGGGTGAGAGGGAAATGAGTAGACCAGGACACTTTCTGGATCCCTACAAGTTCCAGATCGAAGAGATGGTAAAACTCGGATGCTTGGATGAGCATATCCATAAAGTCTTGCATGACATCCAGAAAATAGAATTCCCGAAAGAAACTCTTATCCGGTACATGGATAAGACTGGGATTCGGAAGAGAAGAGCAGCGAAAAGATGGACGCGGAGCAAAGAGGTTGAGTGGGAAGAGCTTTGCAAGCAGTTGCGAGGAAATAAGAAGAAAATAAACGAAAAATAGAAAGGAGCCAGCCTCCGGCCGGGGCAAGGGTATACCGGGCTTCTGAGAAAATGGATAAAGAGAAAAAAGCAATCGAAAGAATTAAAATGGCAAGTGAAATGAGTCTGCATCACTATGGTAGACCGCTTATTTGCACATACAGCGGAGGAAAAGATAGTGATGTGATGTTAGAGATTTTTAAGCGATCCGGAATCCCGTTTGAAGTGCATAACAGCCATACAACGGCAGATGCGCCACAGACAGTTCGGCATATCCGGAAGGTATTCCGAGAACTGGAACTGCATGGAATTAGGTGCGAAATAGAAAAACCACGCTATAAAGGAAAATTGATTAGCATGTGGAGCTTAATTCCAGAAAAGCTTATTCCGCCGACAAGAATTGTAAGATACTGTTGCTCTACGCTGAAAGAAACTGGATGTGCAAACCGGTATATCGCAACCGGAGTAAGATGGGACGAAAGTACTTCCAGATTGAAAAGGGAAGAGTTTGAAAAGCTCGGACAAACCCAAAAAGAGCAAGAAAAATTTACGAAGATAATGCTGATGGAGGATAACGATGCACGAAGACGGATGAGTGAGCTATGTATGCAGCAGAAAAAATGATTGTAAATCCTATCATAGATTGGACGCATAGTGATATCTGGGGATATATAAATTCCGAGAAAATAGAGACGTGCGAGCTGTACCAGTGCGGATATGATCGTGTGGGGTGCATTGGTTGCGTGATGGCAGGAAAGAAACGATACAAAGAATTTGCAGACTTCCCGGAATACAAGAAATTATACATACATGCGTTTGAAAGAATGTTACAAGAAAGAACAAGGAGAGGAAAAGAGAATACGTGGAAAACAGGAGAAGAAGTTTTTAACTGGTGGATGGAAGACAAAAACATACCAGGGCAAATGAGCATAGAAGACTTTATTGCGGAGGAATGACTAATGCCAAAAGTGAAAGAAACACGCTTGCGAAAAGGCGACACGATCAAATGCGCTGATGCAGAGGATTGCGTGAGGACAATGAATGAGTTGGCATCCTGCTGTATAGAGACAGAATTTCTCTACGAAAAAGATGGAGAGAGTGGTTTATGGTTGGAAATAACAGGAGGAAAATTAGATGGATGAGAAGGAAGTTAGAGAAGCGATAGAACTTATGGAAATTCAAATCACCATCATACAGAAAATACCAGAGTATTTAGGATTGAAAGAAAAGACTGATAAGCAAATAGGAGAACGAAGAACAGCAATCGAAGCACTGGAAAAGCAGTTGCCGAAGAAAGTAGAAAACTGGAATGGACAAGCATCGTGTCCTGGATGCAAAAAGCTGTTTGGAAATATGGCAGATATAAAAATGCTTCGTTATTGGGATTTTGATTACTGCAATCATTGCGGTCAGAAAATAGATTGGAGTGAGGAATAACCATGATGGGAAGATGCAAATTAACAAGTATATGCGAAGGTGACCGGTGCTGTATAGAATGTCCAGAAAACGATATTTGTAATATACAGTGTGCAGATAAGGACATGTATGAGTATTGTGTGGAGTGTCCGGAATATGAGGAGGTGGAGTGATGATTTTATTTTGCCCTGATTTAACGGGAAAAGAAGAGGTAAAAGCAATGTTTATTGGCAACGGCGATTTTATCAGACCAGTGTTGCATCCGTGTATTAAAGAGAAATGTGTAGCGTACAAGGATGGAAAGTGCCTGAAATACGACAATGAAGTGGAGAGGGAAAATGAATATACCGGAGAAAATCGTGGAAGAAATCGAATCCATGAAAAATGATGCCTACGAAACGTTGAAAGAAGAAAAGCGAAAACACGGAGCGAGCAAAACAGCAGAAGAGCTGGAAAGCTATATTTATGGGCTGACTTGTGCAGCAGATGTCGTAGAGAAGTATGTGGATAAGGAGGATACGGAATGAACGTACTAGAGAAGATTTTGGAAGAAAAAGAAATTGTAGCGATCAAAGAACTAATAGAAGAAAATGAAAAATGCTTTAATCAATGCGAAGGTGCTTGCTTTGACGTGGAAGATGGTATATGCAATTGCGATGATGGCGTGATAGTGCAAGCAATTCATAAAATGAAGAAGTATTTAGAGTTGGCTAATGACACAAATGTCCCTAGTAAAAACGGTTGGATTCCGGTAAGTGATAAATTGCCGGAAGCTGGTGATGGTAAATATTATCCATTGCTGAATGTGCAAACATCATATGGAGCTGTTAAGTGTGGTTTTTACAGAGTTAGAGACGATCGATGGTATATTTACGAAGAATTTTATAATGAGTTCATAGAAGCAAATAAGAAAGAAGTTGTAGCATGGCAGCCACTTCCAGAACCATACAAGGAGGAATAACATGGACATTTTAATCACAATCGCATTCCTAGCCCTGTATTACATCCTGGGGCTTGGAACAGTGATTGCCCTAAAGACAGGAATCGAAGAGGATGTAAAACTAGAAGGCGCGGATTACCTGATGGCTGCGGGATTTCCGATACTGCTATTTGTGGTGTTTTTGGATTGGATTGTGCGAAAGATAGTGAGGTAGGAAGATGAAAAAGTTTAAATGGAAAGAATTTAAAAATAAATACAATAAGATTGCGGTGTACTGTAAGACTGAGGAGGAAGCGAAAGACTTCTGCAAGCAGATGCACAAACATAGGATGAAGTGGTGTAACGGAAAAAGTTATTTGAAAAATACAAATTATATGCGCAACGAAGGAACGTGTTATTACGGAAACGGAGAATATTCGACTCGTGATTTTGCGGAAAAGTACAATTATAAAATCTTAGAATGGAGTGATTACATGGACAAAGAATTTACCAAGGCAGATTTGAGAGATGGGATGGTAGTTGAGCAAAGAAATGGTGAAATGTATCTTGTATTGGCCGGGATGGTAGTGAGAAGAGGCGGACGCAATCATATAGGCGGTTATGATGATGACTTGAAATGGGAAGGTTATACAGGAAGAGACATCGTTAAAGTCTATAGAATTACTCCGGAATCACTCGGATGCATAGAAGATGTGTTTATTAAAAGCGACCTTGAACTCATTTGGGAGCGCAAAGAACCAAAGAAAATGACAGTGGAAGAAATGCGACAGAAGTTGGAAGAACTGACAGGAGAGGAAATTGAGGTGACGGCATGACCAGAGAAACCATGAAACACAGAAGGGAGACAGCAGACACCGTGAGAAAGATAGAAGCATACAAGATGGCAACGAGAAAGCCCTGTGAGACAGCTTTAAAGCAAAAGGGGCATAAAGCCTTTGCCTGCGACTTTAAAGGCGGTGAGAGGGCGAATAAGGACACTCTGGACTACATAGCAGAGAAATACAACATAAAAGAGCGGATTCCGGGAGGCGATTGAGTTGGACAAGAAAACACTGAAAAAGTATAAGCCAAACAAAGATAGACTTATCCGGATTGAGAACCAGATACAAGAACTCTGTGAACGGGAATCGACTGTTGTCATGGGGAAGGTAACGGGATCCAGCGCAGATTTTCCGTACACCGAAGTGAGAACATCTGTACAAATGTATGACCCTTACGAAGAAGAGAATGTAAGACAGCAGATTAGGCGAAAAGAAGCGGACAGGCTGCGGATCCTGAAAGAGCAAGAAGAAGTCGAAGACTACATAAATGGGATTGATGATCCGGAGATTAAAGAGATATTTGAGTTGCACTATCTTGAGGGGAAAACCCAGCAAAAAGTCGCAGATGAAATTGGATATACCCAGGCGCGAGTATCGCAGATTATAAGCGCACAGCTTAAAGATTTATAGCATTTATATTTTACTTATGCTATAATTATCCTAGAACGATTGTATATTGTTCTAAAACAATCTTTCCAAACATTCAGAACACCGCCGGACTTTTACCCTTTCTTGTCTGGCGGTGTTTCTATGCCGTGGTCAGTTGGGACAAGCAGGTTCGATCCCTGCACACGGTTTAGTAGCATATCACGGTAAATATTAAAAATCCGGAATGCCGTGGAAGTGCTACGGAGTGATATCACAAAACGCAGATATCCGCAGATCTGCAAAACAAACAAAAATAGATTCAGCAATCTATATTTAGTGTAATCAGCGTACCCGAGTGCTGCGGATAGGGTAAAGGATGTCAATAAAAGGCATCCTATGGGTGTATAGCTCAGTTGGTAGAGCGATCGGCTTTTAACCGACGTGTCGCAGGTTCGAATCCTGCTATACCCATTGTGGACTACTGCAAAGTTTCCTCCTTTTTTTCTTATAAATTTTGATTGTGTATTTGGTTATTTTGGTTTTTGTTGGCGTTATTAATTCTTTCAGCAGTAGTCCTAAATTCTTAGCATCCAGAGATGGGTGCTTTTATTATGCTATAAAGGTGGTGAGTCGGATGGCGAAAGGTAAATATCAGGAATGGCTAGAGCCGGAAGGCTTGCTAAAGATAGAGGGATGGGCGAGAGATGGTCTGACGGACGAGCAGATTGCAGATAATATCGGGATTTCCAGAAGCACATTAAATACCTGGAAAGACAAGTATTCGGACATTTCGGACACCCTAAAAAGAGGGAAAGAGGTCGTTGATCGTCAAGTTGAGAATGCTCTGTTAAAACGTGCGCTCGGATATGAGTACACGGAAACAACCAGGGAATACATACCGGAACTTGATGAGATGAAAACTACGAAAAAGGTCACAAAGCAAGTAGTACCAGACACAACAGCCCAGATCTTTTGGTTAAAGAACCGGAAACCGGACAAATGGAGAGATAAGCAGGAATACGAGGATAGAACAGCAATTGAAAAGCTGGATGAAATCTTGAAAGGATTGCATGACAATGCAGCTAAGCAAAAAACAGAATGAATACATCATAAACGCAACTCATAGATGGAATATCAAGTCCGGAGCGGTTCGTTCTGGAAAGTCTTTTGTTGATACCGCTTATATCGTCCCGAAAAGAATCCGAGAGAGAGATGGACTCCCTGGCTTAAATGTAATCATGGGTGTCTCCAAAGAATCCATAGAGCGAAACGTACTCCAACCGATGAGGGAAATCTATACCAGTGATCTAATCGGGAACATTAACAACCGGAATGTAGCCAGAGTATGCGGAGAGGATGTTTATTGTCTCGGAGCGGAAAAGGTCAGTCAGGTTGCAAAGATACAGGGAGCGTCCATTAAGTACTGCTATGGTGATGAGATCGCAAAATGGAACAAAGAGGTGTTCCAGATGCTTAAATCCCGTCTCGATAAGACGTACTCCTGCTTTGATGGAGCTTGCAACCCGGAACATCCGACGCACTGGCTCAAAGAGTTCATCGACAATGTAGAGCTGGACATCTATCTCCAAAAGTACACGATATTTGATAATCCATTTCTGGATCCAGAATTTGTTAAGCAACTCTGCAAGGAATATGATGGTACAATCTATTATGACCGCCTCATCCTGGGGTTATGGAAAAGGGCTGACGGATCAATCTACAAGAGGTTCGCAGACAATCCGGAAGCGTTCCGGTGCGAAATCGTGGATAATCTCTCACAGGAATCAGAGCATAAGCAATTCCGAAAAGAGGATATCACATCAATCGAGATTGGCTTGGACTTTGGTGGTAATCAATCTGGTCACTCATTCGTTGCCAGAGGATATACGGACGATTACAGAGACGTGATTGCTTTAAAATCCAGAAGAGTCATGGCAAAAGATGAGAAAGAGGATATCGACAGCAACCGACTGAATGAGCTGTTCTGTGAGTTTGTACAAGAAGTGATAGATGATTACTCTGTGTGCGTGAAGAGTGGAGACTATGTACAGTATTGTAACGTAGAGTCCGTATTCTGGGACAATGCAGAAACCGTCCTTGGTAATTCTATCCGCAATGCCGTGGAAAAGGAATTTCCGTGGATAGCTGTCAAACCAGCAAAGAAAAGACCTATAAACGACAGAATCAGATGCACCGTCAAGCTCATGGGGGCTGGGCGGTTTTTTATTACAAAAGACTGCGAATCTCTGCAAACTGCTTTTTCGGATGCAGTGTGGGACAAAGAAGTAAAGGACAAAGACGAACGCTTGGACGATGGCAGCACTGACATTGACAGCTTGGATGCGTTTGAGTACACGATCGAACGTGACATGAAATACCTAATCGAAGAGGTGGAAGATGTTTGATGGAATTAAGAGAGTATGGAAAGGAATCATGAGGATGTTTGGGTACACGACATTAAAACAGATCATCGGCAAGGATATCGCACTATCCAACGACATGATAGATGCAATCAACAGATGGAGACAGATGTTAAATGGTGATGCAGATTGGATTTCTGACAGCATTGTTTCCCTCGGGATTGAAGATGGAATCTGCCGAGAGTTTGCGGACTGTGCGCTGGTGGAAATGGAAACCAGCGTAAGTAACGAACGGTTAGACAAAATTTACCAGAAGAATATCGCAAGCCTAAATGAGAACCTACAGGAAGGACTTGCACTGGGGTCGTTTGTCCTGAAGCCACTGGGAGAATCGGCTGCTGAATTTGTTTCTGCCGACAAGATCATCCCGATCAGCTTTGGGGATGATGGAAAGCCAAATGATATTGCATTTCTGACCGTAAAAAAGGTTGGGGACGCTGATTATTTCACAAGGCTTGAACGGCACTATTTCATTGACGGGAATCTGACTATAGAAAACAAGTGTTTCCACTCTCAGACAGCGAATGATATCGGTCTTCCATGCAGCCTAGAAGCGGTGGAAGAATGGGAGAATATCCTACCTGGACCGATTACCTATCCCGGCATGAACCGTATGGACTTTGGATATTATCGCAATCCAATTAAAAATAAAATAGATGGTTCTGCCTGCGGAGTGTCGGTGTACGAGTCGGCAGTTGCACTGATCCGGAAAACTGATACACAGGGGGCAAGGCTTGACTGGGAATACGAATCGGGTGAGCGTGCTATCCATGTGGATAATAGAGCACTTAAACAAGATAAGGCAACCGGGAAGTTTGGACTCCCAAAACTCAAAAACAAATTGTATCGAGGAATGAATCTGGACGTTGGAAAAGACCAAGAACTCTTAAAAGAATACTCCCCAGAAATGAGGGACGAAGCCTTTAAGCGTGGGTTGGAGGAATACAAACGTGAGATTGAATTTTCCGTAGGTCTTGCTTATGGAGACCTGTCAGATGCGCAGGAAGTAGCAAAGACAGCTACGGAGATCAAGGCATCGAAGAACCGCAAGTACAACCGAGTGACGGCGATCCAGAACAACTTATACGATTGCTTAGAGGACTTTGCCGCAGGGCTTGCATTCTACAACAGTATGCTTAATTCGGGATATGAGTTCTCTTGCAAATTCAACGATTCCATACTGACCGATGAGGAAACAGAGCGTCAGCAGGACAGACAGGACGTGAGTATGGGAGTGATGTCGCATTTGGAATACCGCATGAAGTGGTACAACGAGGACGAAGCCACAGCGAAAAAGATGTTGCCAGAGCAGATCGAAGTAATGGAGTAGGTGAACCAATTGAGGGAAGACTACAAAAAGCAGCTATCCGGACAGATCGAGAAGCATTTTCTTGATTTGGAACAGATGATTCTCGAGGACATTGTTCGCCGGATTAAAAAAGCGGGAAAAATCACAAGCACAGCCGACTGGCAGATTAACCGACTACAGATTATTGGGTACTCTTCTGAGGACATCGAAAAGATGATAAAAACCACGCTGAATCTGTCCTATCCGGAAGTGTTTGAGCTGTACGACAAGGTAATCGACTGGGAATATGTCCGTAATAAAGACATCTACGAGCAGGTCAATGCAGAATATATCCCTTACGAGGATAATAAGGAGTTGCAACAGCTTACAGATGGATTCATCCGGCAGAGCAATGATGATCTGCGGAACGTCACAAAGTCCATGGGATTTTATGTGGATTATGGCGGCGGTAGGCTCGTTATGACTCCATTGTCCGACATCTACCAAGGATATCTCGACCAAGCTATTACAGGTGTTGTATACGGCACGTTTGACTACAATACCATGATTCGCAAGGTGGTTACTCAACTCACAAACAGCGGACTCAGAAGCATTGACTACGCTTCTGGGTGGCATAGCAGGGTAGATGTGGCGGCAAGGAGAGCGGTTATGACGGGTGTGTCACAGCTTACCGGGAAAATATCAGAAATGAACGCCGATAAGCTTGGGACAGAGCATTACGAAGTCGCGTGGCACGCCGGAGCAAGACCATCACACGCTGTTTGGCAAGGCAAGGTATGGAGTAAGAAAGAACTTGTCACGGTATGCGGTCTTGGAACAGTTACCGGACTACTTGGAGCAAACTGTTACCATGAGTATTACCCTTTTGTAAAAGGCGTCTCGGAGCGGAATTGGTCTGATTCTTGGCTTGTAGAGCAGAACCGCAAGGAAAGTATACCTAAGACATTTAACGGCAAGGAATACACCTTATACGAAGCCAGACAGCAACAGCGGAAAATGGAAACGGCAATGAGGGCACAGAGAGAAAAGGCTGTGCTATTAAAACAGGGTGGTGCTGATCCAGACGATGTGATGCTTGCGAAAGCAAAATATCAAGGACAGCTTGGAGAATACACCAGATTTTGCAAGAGAATGGGTCTACAACAAGAAAGAGAGTGCATCTATTACGATATGCGCGGCAGAGTGGCACCCGTACCAAAACGATTTAGGAGGTTTAGGAAATGAGTAAAGTAAAAGTAATCAGACAGCCGACAGCGGAAGAAACATTGATTTTTGAATTTGAGACAGCATCATCCGAATTTCTGGTTAAGAATTTTACGGATGGTGATGTGTATGCATCACTTGAAAAAGATGCGACAAAAGAGCAGAGCGTACTGATTCCGGCACAGACAGCACAAAGATTGCAGTATGGCTCTTACGGCGGTGGGAAGAGCAACATCGTCCAAATCATCCCCACAGCAACCTCAGAAAAAGGAGTGGAAGTACAATGCTTAAAATGGTAGACGGAACAGGAATCATCGGAGTGGATATGATCTGCCCTCTTGGAGTCTCCACTCCACAGCCACCGAATTATGACAGGGTAGAGCTAGAGGGTACAGGAATGTTGGTACTGCCGAACAGCTTGGATGCGCCGCTTGAGAGGTTGGAGCTTGGTGGAAAGACGGCAGGAAAGAAAGAAGTGATTCAAGTGGGGGAATTTGAACAAGGGACGATTACAGCTCATGCTGGCACTAACTACGATTCTAATTATCGAGTACGAACAAAAAATTATATAAATCTCACATCTGGGACATATGAAGTCACATGCACTGGTGCGAAACTGGGGAATGCCGTTTTTTATTCAGTGGAAAACAAGTTTGAAAAAATGTTGTCCGAAACTCATATCCCACTTCCAATCAAATTCACTTTGACAGAAAATAAATTGGTAAGAGTATTGTTTTCCAATAGCGAATCAATACCAATTGCACCTACCGATATAAAAAATGCAATATTGGAAGCAGATGTATCACCAGAACATCCACAAGATATTGTAAACTCTGGGAAGTGGAATGAGGAAACGCGGAAGTATGAAGTGGATGTGAAAATTACTGGGAAGAATCTGTTTGATATCGAAAAAGCGGAAGTAAGTGGTGGGAACCTTTGTACTGCAAAACGTGAGAATAATATCGTAAAAATTACAGCAATTGAAACAGTTACTTCGAAACGTGCATATGCGATAGTATCAGGTGGTGGCATATGCTTAAAAGCCGGAAAAACTTATTTTCTAAATGGGAGAAAAGTCGGGACATCTAATATGACGCCTATGTTCGCTTTTTTTAAAGAAAAAAACATTGGAGAGCTACTAAAGATAGGTAACTTTTATACCCCAAACGAAGATATATACATTGATATTGGAATATATTTAGTTGGAAATGCAATTGGAACGGGTGATACGCTTGAGATAACTGACATAATTGTGTGCGAAGGGAAAGACGCTGCACAATATCAACCATACACCGAACAAACCCTCACCCTCACATCCGACCGCCCAATAACCAAGTGGGACAGACTGGTAGAACAGGGTGGACAGATTGGGTGGTTGTATAAGAGTAAAGTGTATGATGGTTTCGATGGAAAAAATAATAGAATAGAGTTAGGAAATAAAGTTGGCAATGTTCGACATTTTTTGGTTTATTTTGCGAGCACGCCGAACAGTGTGGGAAATGCAAATAGTTATTGTGATAAATATATAGGTGTGAATATCTCTTGGACAAAAGAAAAATTTGGAATTTTCTGTGATTGGAATAATGGTGTTAAATTTTTTTCTGCACCAAATGAAAAAGTTACAAATTTAGAAGAATTTAAAGCGTGGCTTATAGAAAATCCATTAGGTTTAGCGTATGAAACACTAGAACCCGAATTCGTCCCCCTCCCACAATCCGAGCAAAACGCAATCCGAGCACTAAAAACCTGCTACCCTACCACAGTCATCACAGCGGACGGTGGAGAAGTTGACCCAGATATTAAAGTAACCTATCGAAAGGAGATATGATATGAACTATGCGAAAATCATGGAAAACGGAACTGTAAGAATCAGTTCCATCAAGAAAGAGGGCTATAAGCCACTCAAGGAAGAGAAACCAGAGGGATTCAGCAATCTTGTCTTTGTCGGATATACGGAAACAGAAGAGAATGTAATTAAAGAGTATGAAGCTGTCGATGACGGAATGAGCGCCTACGGTAAATTACAGAACGACTTGAAAGCAACACAGGCGGCGCAGGAAGTCACAGATCAGGCGGTGCAGGAGTTAATTCTTGCAACAATGAAAATGGGGGTGTAAGTTATGGCACAGTTTTTGGCAAATAGAATCAAAGGTGGACACTTGACAATTGATGATGTACCGGAGAGCTTAAAAGAACAGGTACAGGCGTTACTGTAAAATCGAATAAGTAAGACATTGGCACATAGAGATATGTGTTATTTTTATGCCTTTTGGTCAGTAGATGAGACCTTAAACAGTCAATTCGTGGCGGTTGGTAACACGCCTAAAACTACCTAATGCGAAAGGAGATCGGAAACATGAAAACAGAATTTTTAAAAGGACTCGGATTGGAACAGGATGCTATTGATAAGATCATGGCAGAGAACGGGAAAGACATTGCCGCTGAAAAGGCAAAGACAACCAAAGCAGAGGGTGAGCGTGACAATTACAAGAGTCAGCTTGAGACTGCAACGGAATCTCTGGAAAAGTTTAAAGATGTTGACCCAACAGCTATGCAGGGCGAAATTGATAAGCTGAATCAACAGCTGAAAGACAAGGATGCTGAGTATGCCGCCAAAGAAGCGGATCGCATCTTTTCCGACACGATCAAAGAAGCTATCAAGACAGCCGGAGGACGCAATGAAAAAGCGGTCATGGCTATGCTTGATATTGACGCTTTGAAAGAATCAAAAAACCAGTCTGAGGACATCAAGAAAGCATTGGAAACCGTAAAGGAATCTGATGCTTATTTATTTGGCTCTGATGAGCCTTTTAAGAACCCAGTAGGAGCAACTGGCGGCTCTGGCACAGGTGGAGATAATTTCTCGGCGATCAGAGCAGCTATGGGGCTTCCGGCAGAAAAATAATTTTGAAAGAATGAGGTAAAAAGATATGGCAAATACAATTGCATTAAGAAAAGCATATTCTACTATGCTTGATGAGGTTTATAAACTGGCATCCCTTACAGCCGTATTAGACGGTCCAAACGAACTTGTAAAAGAGGGTGCAAACGCAAATGAAATTTTGATTCCGAAAATGACGATGTCCGGTCTTGCAAATTACAATAAGCAGACAGGATATGTTGCAGGTGACGTGACACTTGAGTACGAGACTAAGAAATGTACTTATGATCGAGGCCGTATGTTCACTGTGGACGCTATGGACAATATCGAGTCTGCAGGTGTTGCCTTCGGACGTCTTTCTGGAGAATTTTTGAGAACACAGGTTGTTCCGGAGCTTGACGCTTGGAGGCTTGCATCTTATGCAGGATACGCACTATCTGCTAATAAAGTGGCAGCAGCGATTGCAGATGCGAAAGCCGGAATTGCAGCAATTAGAAAAGGCAAGACTGCTATTAAAAATGCGGAGGCAAAGCCGGAAACCTGTTATCTGTATATCTCTGCCGCACTCAAAGGGGATATTGAGGACCTTGATACAACGGCATCCAAGAAAGTTCTGGAAGGCTGGGCTGGAGTGATTGAAGTTCCTGAGGGAAGATTTTTCGACAAAGTCACGTTGACAGCATCTGGAGCCGGCGGCTTTACAACAACAGGCGGTAAGAAGATTGATTTCTTGATTGTTGACAAGAATGCAGTAATCCAGAATCAGAAGCACACTGTATCTAAGATTATCACACCGGATGCAAACCAGGATGCAGATGCTTGGAAGTTCGGATATCGTACCGTAGGTATCGCAGAGGCGAAAGATAACAAGAAAGTGGCTATCTATGTACATACTGCAGCGGAGTAGAAAAAGGAGTTGATGCAAATGAACTTGTATGCGGATTATACATTTTACGTCTCTGAATATAGGGGAAATTTAACAGATGAAGAATTTGATAAATCTGTTATTCCAGCATCAGCTTATGTCCGAAGGATTACCTTCGGGCGCGCTGATGACAATATGGAAATGGAAGAAGTAAAGCTTGCCACCTGCTCTGTCTGTGATTTGATTGCAAATGACGAAAAGGTTAGAAGCAAGCACTCTGGACGTGTGATTACATCCGAAAACACGGATGGATACTCCGTCAGCTACGAAAGCGGAGGAAATGGAGAAACAACAGACGATCTGCTTAAAAGGAATATATTTGATACATTGTTGCTTTATCTTGAGCCGACCGGACTCTTGTATACGGGGGTAAAATTATGATAACCAACACAGATGCCACGCTTTACGGTAGGAAATATAACTCAGAAACCAGACTGGATGAGTGGGAACGAACCTACATCCCAGAGGTATGGTGGTACAAAAACGAAAAGTCGCAGATCACGACAGATGGATTAAAACAAGCAGACACCTACACGGTCAGAATCCCGGATACGAGCGTGGAAATCAAGAAAGACGATTACCTTGTAAAAGGCGATTGTAAGGTTGACATGCAGACGATTAAGGACTTGGACGGACTGGACAAGACTAGAATTACATCTGCAAACTACAATACTTTTGGCGGCAATCCGCATATAAAGGTGGTGGGAGTGTGATGGCGAAAGGAAAGAAGAAATTTAAGATCGAGACACCGAGAGGTAAGATATCAACTTACACGATTTCCAAGGGAGATTTGAAAGGAAGGACAATAGCGAGACTCGACTGGAATCCGAGCTTTAAACCGAATATGGAATCTGGTTTCGCAAGCGCACAGGAGTTTGTTGATTCCGAATGCATCCGGCGCATGAACCCGGAGACTCCAAGACGGACGGAAGTACTGGTTAAGTCAGCAACACTTGGAACAGTGATTGGCAGTGGTGAGATCAATCAGATTGCGCCTTATGCACGTAGACAGTATTACGAGCATAAGGAAAAATCACGATGGTTTGAGCACATGAAAAACCGTCACAAAGACTCTATCCTGAAAGGAGCGGCTAAGTATGTCAAATCTCATTGACAGCGTCAGATCATACATTCTCACATGTCCGTTTTTGAGTGACGGGCGTGTAAATGTGGATTATATCGGAACGGATATGGGGTACTCTGTTGACCCTCTCCCTTGCGACCCGATTATCCAGAGATACATGGACGGTGGGTCAAAGAAACAGTTCCAGTTTGCGTTTACGAGCCAAGAGGAATACGATCAGGACGCAAGAATCAATATCGAAAACAGTGGATTCTTCCAGAGCTTCGAAGAGTGGTTGGAACAGCAGAGTTTTAACGACAACCTCCCGAAACTCGGAGAAAAGAAAAGTCCAATATCAATTGAAACTTTAAACAGTGGTTACTTGTACGATATCAACGAGGAAAAAGCTAAGTATCGTATTGAGTGCCGCTTAATTTATACACAGGAGGTATAAGTATGGAAGTAACAGCACCAAAATTAGTCGGCAGACATTTGCGTGTGGCATTCATGAACACGGATGCAACGGGCAGCTCTCCGAAATTTGAAAGAATGACCAATTTTACCGCAATGACAAATGGGAAAAACCCGAAAGAGTATTCCAGACAGTACGTGGATGAAAGCACGGAGAGATCAGATGTAGTTGGATATGCTCCGGCTACAGAATACTCATTTGATATGTACGCAGGCAATCCGGTACATGAGCGCATTGCGGCAATCCATGATGGAGAGAAAGTTGCGGATGATGCTCATGTGGAAGTTGTCACGGTGGATTTTTACAAGAAAAATACGAAAGGCGATAAGTGCTTTGCGACAAAGAGAACTTACGCAGTTATCCCAGATTCCGACGGAGATGGAACGGACGCATTGGTTTACAACGGATCACTGAAAGCTGTATCCGACATCGAGGAAGGATATGTTACAGAGACTGATATTACATCCAAGACGGTCACTTACACTAAGGGTGATTACATGGGGGAGTAGCTGCCGCCGATTTTAAGGTGGCAAAAAACACAGGAAAGAATAGGAGAGTGAGCCAATGAGCCAGTGGAAATTTAATAATTTTGAAACAGACATCGATTTTACAGACGCAGATTTTATGGAAAAATTTGAGGGCTGCTACGAAAAAATGGTTGAGGAATCCGAAAAAGTGCCGAAAGTTGGAAAAGTGTCCGAGATTACGAGGGCGCAATGCAAGGTTTTTAATGATTTCTATGACCGATTATTCGGAGACGGAACAAGCGAAAAAATGTTTCTAGGGAAAAACAGCATGGACATGAGAGTTAAGGCCGCCAATTCACTGTTTGATTTACGGAACAGCGAGCAGTCCAGATATAACAGTATGGTAAACAAATATACACCAAACAGGAAAGCTAGGAGAGGGGCGAATAAGAACCGATGAACCTCTTCTATGAATCACTCCCGACATCGGTAATTGTAAATGGAAAGCCTGTGAGAATCAGAACCGATTTTCGAGAGTATATTTCTCTTTTGGACATGTTAAAAGATAAAGATGTCAAGTCTGTGGATAAGCTGTTGATTTTGAGTGAGTATTTCCTTGACGATATCGAAATATCACAGCCTGCAATTGACGCATTATGCGACTTTATGAGTGCTGATTTTTCAGACGGAGAAGTCAGTCAAACCGGAACAGTGAGGCAAAAGAATCTTTTTTCTTTTTCCATCGATTATCCCTATATATTATCAGCATTTTTGCGCGATTACGGAATCGACCTGATTGATATTAAATATCTGCACTGGTGGAAATTTCGAATGCTTTTTGATGGATTATCAGAGGACAATGAGATCAAGAAAAGAATTATGTACAGAGGGATTGATCTGAGCGAAGTTAAAGATCCGGAAGAGAAAAAGAGAATCCAGAAAATTAAAAAACTGATCGAGTTAAAACAGGAAGAATTGACTGATTTTGAAATCGGTGACGCTTTTATGTAGGTGGACCATGAAAAAAGAACCAATATTAGTCCGAGATTGGATTAGATGCCCTGTGTGCGGCTGCAAACTTGCTATTGCAGACAATACAGCCAAAAGCCACGGTATCTACGTAAAATGTCGGACTTGTAAGAAAGAAATAGAAATTAAGAAATAAAGCACTTAAGTGAGCCTATGAGCCTGTGCTATCCAAGAATAGGAGGGATAGTATGGGTTATGATGGCTCATTAAAATTTGACACGGAAATAAATGAATCTGGATTTAATTCCGGAATTTCCAAACTTGGTGGAATAGCCAAGAAAGGTGCAGGAGTGGCAGTTGCTGCGGTTGGTGCTGTTACGGCTGCGCTTGGAGCTGGTGTTGTAGCCGGAGTAAAATACAATGCATCCATAGAGTCTTACCAGACATCATTTGAGGTTATGACTGGATCCGCAGAAAAGGCTGCGGAAGTAATCGACAAATTAAAGAAAGTTGGAGCGGAGACACCGTTTGAACTTCCAGACTTGGCAGATACTACACAGCTCTTAATGAACTATGGCTTTAGCGCAGACGAAGCTATGGACAGTATGATGATGCTCGGTGATATTTCACAAGGCTCTGCCGAAAAAATGTCCAGAATTGCTACTGCTTACGGTCAGATGTCCTCTGCTGGAAAGGTATCGTTGGAAGATGTCAAACAGATGATTGAAGCTGGATTTAATCCACTGCAAGAAATTTCTGAAAGCACAGGGGAGTCTATGGCGTCCCTGTACGACAGAATCAGTAAGGGGACGATCTCTGTCGACGAAATTGCAGCATCCATGCAGAGAGCAACGTCTGAGGGCGGTAAGTATTTCCAAAGTATGGAAAAGCAAAGCCAGACGTTTAGCGGTCTGATCTCCACTTTAAAAGATAATGCTCAACAGCTATTGGGCGAGGTCGTAAAGCCGATATCTGATGGACTGACAGAGTCTTTGTTGCCTGCGGCGATTAGTGCAATTGAGCAGTTGACGCAAGGATTTGAAGAAAACGGCGTTGCCGGTATGATTCAAGCAGCTGGAAATATCGTGAATGGACTATTTACCGGAATGATGGAAAATGCTCCGTTGCTTATCTCTACAGGAATGGAGCTGCTTAATCAGTTCTTACTCGGAATCGCAACCGGAGTTCCAGCACTGATTACCAAAGGGTTTGAAATCGTAACTCAGCTCGTTCTTGGTATTTTGCAAAATCTACCGCAGTTAATCACGCAAGGAGCGGCGGTTATCACGAACTTTGTGAATGGACTTCTGTCGTCTCTTCCATCTGTATTGCAATCAGGCGTCCAAATGATTCTCCGCCTTGTGGATGGAATTATAAACAACCTTCCGTCTATTGTATCAGCCGCAGCGCAGGCAATAGCGCGATTTATTGCGAGCATTGCAAGTAACTTACCAAAAATTATAGCTACCGGAAATAAGATTATCGCCGAGCTTGCTGTTGGATTGATTAAGGCAATACCAAACCTTGTGAGTAAAATACCACAGATTATATCTGCGATCAAAGACGCCTTTTTAAGTGTTGATTGGCTTAGTGTTGGAGTTAACATCATAAAGGGAATTGCATCCGGTGTCGCTTCTGCAGCCGGACAGCTAGTAGATGCCGCTGTGAGCGCTGCTACAGATGCCTTGAATTGGGTTAAAAGCAAACTTGGGATCCATTCCCCATCCCGTGTATTTAGGGATCAGGTTGGGAAAAACATGGCTCTCGGTATAGGGGTTGGATTCGAGGATAATATCCCATACAAAGACATGGAAAAACAGGCAAACAAGATGGTGTCCCGGATACAGGGAGCTGCTCTTGGAGTTACAACGTCTGCAAGCCCGACAGCAAGCGGATATGTCGCTTCCAGATCGGCGGTCAGAACGACAGATAATAACGAGCTACTCTATGCAGTAGACCGTCTATCCAGACTTGCCAACAGACCACTAGAGATTGTTAATAAAATTGACTCTGTAGAGACATCCAGAGTACTTGCAACACCAATGGAAAAACAAATAGAAAAGAATTCTAGTTTTCGGAAGATGTTAGGAGGGGATAGAAATTGAGCCTATCAGTAAAATTTGACGATCAGGAACTCGGGCGATACTTAAGTGTATTGTCCGGGTTCTCTCCGTTTAGCGGAGTAAATAGAGAGTCGGAACTCCTTGACGGAGCAGAAAGTGCAAAAGGAGAGGATTTTGGCTACATAACATATAAATCAAAGACGCTTGAAATGCCCTTTGAAATTAAAGGCGATATCTTGGCAAGCTATGACGCGATTCAGAAAATCCTGAACGTCACAGAGCCGAAAAGGCTTGTGTTTGGGAATTATCCGGATCGCTATTTTTATGCTGTCCCTGACGGTAATTTTGATATAACACAGGTTGCAATGTTTGGGAAAGGCACGATCACATGGCTCATTCCGGATGGGGTAGCGTACTCAACCGCAGAATTTACCTTTGACGGAGTACAGGAAGACGGCTACCAGACCATAACCATTAAAAACAACGGCACCGAATGGGCGGATGTGGACTATGAGATCACGCACCAGCACGAAAACGGCTTTATCGGACTGGTTAGTCAGTATGGAGTGATCCAGCTCGGCAAGCAAGAAGAGACAGACGGAGAGAATTACGAAGCATCTGAAGAACTGTTTAACGGTTATAGCTTGTTTCAGGACGATCGCGGCACCTCTTATCAGAATCCAGAAAATACCACACAGGGAACACTCGAAGTCAAGAATGTTGCCGGATATAACGTCATGGCATTAAAAGGTGGACAGGCAACATCCGGATACTGGAACGGTGGAATGAAAACCCTTACTATCCCGGTGGACAGCGAGGGCAGACGTGGAGCGAAGAACTTTTACTGTTACACCCAGCACTGGTTCGAGACTGGATTGATGGGACAGACGGGAGCACAGACTATTGCGTTTCTTACAAGGAAAAATGAAGTGATCTGCTCCATGTCTATTAACAAGAGTGATGCCACAGGTAATACGGCGCGTATCGAGTGGTTTGCCCCAGGGAACACCTTGCTCAGACGGGAAGAGTTCCAGCCGACAGCCTACGAGGGCAATCCGTTTAACCTAAAAATGGGATGCCACAACGACTTTTTAAAAGAGGGAGAAAAGCTGCGGATTTTCTGGTATGGAAGTTATATGGAGCGAAACATACCAGAGATTAAGGATATGGAATGCGAAAAAATCCAGATCTGGATCGGGCAGTGGGGAGACAGAAACCTCACGAACCAGTACGTCACGCACAATTATTTAAAAAGTATCTGGTTCCGTAAGGATAACGTGGAAAAATACCGAGATGTGCCGAACCGGTATCGTGCTGGAGATGTGGTGTCCATAAATGGAGAGAGTACAAAGGTCTATGTTAACGGGATGCCGGCAAAAAGAGATGAGATTGATGGATCTAATTATCCAAAAGTTCCGCCCGGAACAACGGAAGTACAGTTCTGCTACTCTTCTTTCTCTGCTCCGCCGCCACAGATTAAAGCAAAAATACGGGAGGTTTACTTGTAATGGACAGTATTAGAATTGCAATTTTAAGTGCAAATAACACGCCTATAGCATTTATGGATAATGCACACAAAAAGTCTATGCACTACTGGGATGATGATCTGCATGAGTATTTGCAGGGAGCGGCGAATACCTATACTTTTACGGTAAATGCAAAGCATCCAGACGCAGAACATGTTACAGTCGGAAACAAGGTGGCATTTACTTACAAGGGTAAATCTTACTACTTAAATATTGTAAATACCGATCAGACGGAGAAGACAATTACTGCTACGGCATGGTCTCTGTCGTTTGAGCTTATTAACGAGGATGCTGGCGAATACAAAGCTGGAAAAGCCATGAGCTTTGAAGAGTACCTTGCCGTGTTTGACGCTGAGAGAACGCTTAAATTGGGACTCAATGAGGTGTCGGACAAACGGATTACCAACGAATGGACTGGCACAACGACCGTGTTAAAGAGATTATTTTCTCTGGCCAATGTTTTTTCTGCGGAGATCGAATTTGAGACAGTACTGAACAGAGACTACTCTTTAAAAGAGATTGTCCTAAATGTATATCGGAAACACTCCGATACAGACAGCGGAGTCGGAGAATACCGGAATGACATTGTACTGCGGTACGGGAAAGGAATTACCGGAATTCGAAAAACCACAGATGCCGAGAAGCTTTACACCTGCATCCAGCCGACCGGAAAGGACGGTCTGACAATCAATGGTCTTGACAAGAAAGAATACGATGAAAACGGCAATATCGAGTACTTTACAGACGGTGCGATCATCCGCGCACCACAGGCAAGGGACCGGTTCCCATCCAACATCGTAAATAAGGCTGATGCTTATATCCTGATGCGTAAAGAGTACGATACAGACAGCAAGGACAAGCTGTACAGCATGGCATTATCTGACCTCAAGACCGCATCCGAGCCAGTAGTAACCTACGAGGTGGACGGATATTTTGACACCAACATCGGGGATACGGTAAGGATGCAGGATCAGGAGTGGACACCAGTCCTTTATCTACAGGCAAGAGTATCAGAACAGATCAGGAGTCTTACCAATCCAAAAACTGCAAAGACGGTATTTACAAACTACAAAGAGCTTACATCCGAAATATCCGACGATCTCATCAAAAGGATGCAGGACTTGATTTCAAAAAATAAAGTCTACACCTGTTCCATCTCTACAAACAACGGCATTATCTTTAAAAACGGCATCGGCAGCACTACACTGACTGCCTACGCTTACAACAACGGTGTGGATGTGTCTGGAAATCTGGAAATCCGGTGGAGTAAAGATGGGACAGAGTTTTATGTAGGTAGGAGCGTGACAGTAAATGCAGAGGATGTGGATACCAAGGCGGTGTACTCTTTCGTGGCAACTGAAAATGGAATCCGGCGTGGATATTATGAGGTAACAATCACCAAGGTGGACGATGGAGCACCGGGAGATCCTGGAAAAAACGGGGATGACGGAAAGGACGGTGTAGGAATCGAGAGTGTGACCAAGTATTATCTGGCATCCGAAAAAAGCACGGGAATCACGGTATCCTCTCCGGGATGGACGGACACGAAGCAAGACATGACCGAAACCAAGAAAAACCTATGGAGCTACGACCTTATCCGGTACACCAATAGCACGGAAACCAAGACCACACCTGTGATTATCGGTGTACGTGGAGACAACGGAGAGACAGGGGATAGTGGAATTATCATATCTCCCACACCCCCGGAAAATCCAAAAGTTGGACAGCTCTGGCAGACAGCAAGTGGAGAGCCGATTAAAAGATGGGATGGAAGTAAATGGGCGATCTATTACATTTCTGTAGAAAATCTGAATGTAGAGACGCTAAGTGCGATTGCCGCAAACCTCGGAACTGTAACCGCTGGACTTATAAAGAGTCTGGACGGACACTTTTTTATCCAGGTAAATACCGGAGAGATCTACTCCGAAGATGAAAACGGGATAAACAGCTCTGCGATAAGCAAGGGCGTATTTGTAGCGAATGGGATGGACAGCGGCAGACACACAAGCTTGTCTATATTCCCAACGCAGATTGCGCAGTATTTTGACGGAGCCACCATTTCAAACCTTGTTAATTTTAAACGGGACGGTATATTTGTTAAAAACTCCGGATCATACGAAATGAACATATCTAAAGCAACAAATTATGACTCCGGAAAGATAAAAGGACCATTCGCCAGCACAAACCCATCCAACTATATACAGGCGGAGCTAAAAAGGAGAGGGTGCGTGGTTACATGTAAAATCACGGCACTTATACAATTTCCAAACACAGGATCGCACGGACCGTTCGACGAATTAAAGATCCCTGTAGGATATCGACCAGTCGTAGACATAGTAGAGACGTACAGCGAATTGGTTGGTACGTCAATTATCGGGACTGGCAGGTATTACATTACAAAAGACGGAGGAATATCCATTGTAACTGGCAAGACAGACTACTGTGAGCGCATAAAGACATTTACATGGATCACGGATGACTAAAGGAGCGAATATGGAGATCAGAGCAAGACCGTAATGGTCTTATTTTTATACTTTAAAATCAGAAAGGAAAGTGAGGATATGAAGAAAATGGAGCAGTTGGCAAATGTAAAAGCGTTTTTATGCATGGTATTCGGAGCTATTGCAGGAGGTTTCGTAAACCTGATCGGAGGATGGTCTGAGGACTTGACTACATTACTCATTTTTATGGGTGCAGACTTTGTTCTTGGATTGCTGATCGCTGCCTTTTGGAAAAAGAGCAACAAATCGGAGAACGGTGCGCTAAGCAGCTACTCTGCATGGAAAGGCCTGTGCAGAAAAGGGGTATCCCTACTTATCGTACTTATTGCATATCGGCTGGATGTCACTCTCGGCGTAGACTACATCCGCACAGCCGTAGTACTGGCATTTATAGCAAATGAGGGTATCTCGATTTTGGAAAATGTTGGAATTATGGGCGTGAAATATCCGGAAGCGTTAAAAAAAGCACTGGATGTTTTAACAAATAAATCACAGGAGCAGGAGGGCGAGTAATCGTCCTCTTTTATTGTGCGACATCGCACGGAAAGGAGTTAAAATCATGGGAAGCAAGGAATTTTTAAACATTTGCAAGGCGAAGGTAGCAGATTATTTTAACCAAAACAAGGACAAGACGGACGCATCTGGCAACATGACTGTGAATGATGTATTTGTAGTTTGGTATTGCAAAACACTGCAAAATCACAAGGCATTGCTTAGTACGCCAGTAAGTGATGGTATGTATTACGAGATCACTTACAATGGAGATAAAAATGAGATCTATTTTGATGCTTATAAAAAGTGGGAAAACATTAAATTTGATATGTAATTGTGCGATTGTGCACAGAAAGGAGAAAATATGAGTATTTGTCGTGGAGTAGCAGGAAACAGAGGAAGAAATCCAGCGGGAATCTTTATCCATAATGACGCTGGAAGCAAGAACGCCAATGCAGCATTTTACAGAAATTGGTTACAGACACATCCGCTTGAAAATGGATTTGCGCACTATTATGTAGCACAGGATGGCATCTTACAGGCAGAGGATGATATGAATTGTGCATGGCATTGCGGGGACACAAATGGAAACTTAAACTATCTCGGCATCGAAACATGCCAGAGTATGGGTGATCTGGATGTATTTAAAGCAAACGAGGAAAAAGCATTGCAGTTGGCGGCGCAGAAGTGCAAGGAGTATGGAATCACACCAAGCACAAGCACAATCAGACTCCATCAGGAAGTGTATGCCACATCATGCCCTCACAGATCTGTAGAGATTCACGGCGGCAGAGAAGCTACGAAATCATATTTTATCAAGCGAATCAAGGAGTACATGGGTGGTAATGTCACGCCACCAACTTATGTGTCTGGTGGACAGGCGCAGGCTCAAGCTGCACAGAGACAGCCGGAAGTAGTATTTACTTACGCCGTCAAACTGGAGGACGGACGCATCTTGCCGTTTGTGCGGAATCTCACGGATTTTGCCGGGATTCAGGGCAAGCGCATCACGGATGTAGCTATTAAGGTAGACAAAGGATCCGTAAAGTATAGAGTTCACGTAATCGGCAGAGGGTGGCTGCCTTATGTGACCGGATGTAACTGGAATGACCACAACAACGGCTATGCAGGTACAGGACAGCCAATCGATGCAATCGAGGTGTACTACAATACTCCAGCGGATTATGCGGCAAAATATGGCTACCAGAAAGCGCAGTACCGTGTCAGTCCGGTAAATGGAACATACTGGGATTGGCAGTATGATAATGAGACCGGAAACGGACAGGACGGATATGCTGGAGCGTTCGGACAGGCAATCGATAGATTCCAGTTGTTCTAAATAAAATCCCCTCGGAGATTAAATCTCTGAGGGGTGAAATTTCCACGCAATTACTACTAATGTATTTACACACCCGTACAAATGTGGTATTATAAAACTGTCCAATACAGATGATGCTCTGTATTGCGGAGACTGAGCAAATCACAGTTTCGCGGATTGAAATATTAGAAGTAGCTTTAAATAGCTAAAAGATAGGGATAGGCTTAATGCTTATCCTTTTCTTTTTATCTGATCAATTCCCGTACATCGCATTCCAGCGCATCTGCCAGAGCAATTGCGTTCCTGAGCATCATTTTTCCGGTATCGTACTCTCCGTACTCGTATTTCTGTATCTGCCGAATGTTAATACCAGTCTTATTGGCAAGTTCTTGTTGCGTTAGCCCTGTAGCCTTTCTTAATCTTTGCACGCTGCTTAAATGTTCCCTCATTCTATTCACCCCTCTTTCTCCCATCACTATAGCAATCATAAAAACTATCTACTAATTCGGCAATCTCTTCCGGTGATAACTTATCGGCGATTTCTTGCGGCACTCTATTATAATTTTCGGCAAACGTACAACCGTATTTTCCGATTTTAGATAATTTCTTAACCATTTCCAGTTTATACATGCGTCCAAGCTCTTCAGTTGTAATTTCCCCAGATTTAACTGCCTCCCTTCCTTCTCTCGTTAAAATCTTCATTGCTTCTTCTTTTTTAATTGTTCCGATTCCATTGATTTTCATTTTTCTGCCTCTTTCTCCCCGTAGCCGATAGGTCAGCATATACATCACTTGCGTCTTGCTACAATGTCTTTCTTGTAATTATTTTCCGTAAACTTCACTTAAAATTCTTCTGCACATTGTATTGCGTTCGTGTTTAAGATCAAACATAAGTCTCTGGTAGTATTTCATGTAAGCTGTTTCATTGTTCCACTTCAGCAGATCAATTACGAGTCCGGCATCAGATTCGGAAAGGATTCTGTTGTATTCTTCCTTGCGAGATTCCCACATGCTCACGCTTTCCGGATATTTTGCCTTGCACTCTGCGATCAGTGCATCAAACTGCTCGTTCATTTTTTTGATCAGATCGTTTGCGAAGTTGATCTGTTTCTCTGTTCCTGTCATTTTTGTTCCTCCCATTTTCGCTTCTTTCCATGCTTTCTTTAAAGCTTCGGAGATTCCGAAGGATGTTTTCTTTACCAGTTCCCATGCTCTTTTCATAATTTTTGATAAGTTGTATTTTTTCATTTTTCGTATCTCCTTTGCTTTATCTTATGGCCTTATTATACGTCTTATAAGGCGTAAAGTCAATAGGAAAATGAAAAGTTTTTAAAATATTTTTATGATATAATGGAATAAATGGAGGGGATAGATATGGAATATCAAATATACGAATCTTACGATACATTTTTGCTTTACCAAGAGTTTTTGGAGATACCAGGTAATACATTCAAGTTCCGGCTGCCAGAAGGGATGATCCTGACAACCGAAATGATGCACACCTTTTTACGGGCGGCATATATGAGTGTCGGACGGATGGATCTGCCGTCCTGAATATTGTATCATTTATTTTGTACTAATTATACTGCCCCAAATCCTGTGACGAGCTCCAGTTCAATGCCCTCTTGCCGGAAATAATCTTTTTCAATGGCAACATACATAGGGGCATAGAAAATCGAGTGTGCAACTTCATTTAAGGTGAGTTTTGTCAATTCCTCTTTGGAAGAATCCGGATTGCCGCCGGTCGGGGTACTGTTGTTTGAAGAGTGGCATCCCGTAAGCAGGATCATGGATGCGGCAAGAAGAAATGTGAGAATTCTTTTTTTCATAAGCACTCCATAGTTTTTAAAGATGTTACTAAAAGTATATGCCGGAAAAAAAGAAGCGTGAAAAAAACCGGTCTGAATGAAATCAGACCGGCATAAAATTATAATT